CGTCAAACTTACTCAGAACCACCCCACTGCCAGCGCGGTGACCAATCCGGCGGCCATCAAGGAGACACCTATTGTCCTGAACAACGTCAAACTTACTCAGAACCACCCCACTACCAGCGCGGTGACCAACTTTGCGGCTCCGTCCCTGTCGGGTTACAATCCCCAAAGTGTGCATATGAATGGCTCCGCCTCAGGCCTCATGGCCCCGTATACGCGTCTGCCTCCCAGGTCGCAGCGAGGAGGATTTGATGGGTATCAGGGCATACCGAGTGTGAAAATGAACTATCCAACCAAAAACTTGTTCAGGGTGAGGTAAAGACGTGACGGGGTCAAATTACATGAAAAATTGAGGTTAAATAAAAGAGTAGTTAGGTAAAGGATGGCTAAAACTAACTGTACATGTTGTAGCCTTCTCATTTGGGACTATACGAGGCCGGCGACCCGTCATTACATAGATCCAAAGAGAGACGACCGCAAGGCTGGCGGTGTCCTGATTTACAACGGCCGTGTGCTCCTTGTTCAGTCAAGAGGAAACAAGTGGGGCTTCCCCAAAGGGGGCTTCGAGAGGGGAGAGAACGCTCTTCAATGCGCGAAGAGGGAGGTGCATGAAGAGACATCCTTCAATGTCACGTTTAATGACGATGATCTCAAGACCAAGTATAAAAATACTACCTTGTATGTCAAACATCTCCGTAACGATCCTCCTGAGATTGATACCTCATACCTTAAAACGCCTGGTAACGACTGCACAGGGGTCGGCTGGATCAGACTTACTTGCCTAAAAAGACTCGTACAGAAGGAGAAGAGAGGAAAATGTGACGTAGTGGAGAGCCTACAGGCTTTGTCCTTAAGTACTAATGAGGAGAACGCACCCAAAGGACTCGCCTCGGGGCCCGTTGCGTATGAACAACGACTTCAAGTTATGCAATTCAACCAGGGGGTTCGTAAGTTTGTGAAACAGTACATGAGCAGCAGAGATGAGCGATGATTCATGTGCAATCCATATCCTTTGGGGATATGGAAGTTAGGTGTACGAATCGGGCATCAACTCAAATAGAGCGTTGATCTGCAGATCATGATTAGGCTCAGCCGGCGGCACGTTGTCAACAAGGGTCGTCTCAAATGTCTCCCCCGTGCTATTTAAAGTGATCTTAATTTTGATGTTTGAATCCAACCTGAACCTGACTGTCTGCGTCATGTTGTCTCCCTCAAGCGCCACAAACGCTTGTTCGTCAGGATTGTTAATGTCCTTTACCGTGGCCCTAAACATAGCCCTTACAGCGTACGGGTTATTTGAAAAGATGTTGAGTGTGTTAGTACTGGATGGATCCGAGTTGCTGAGTTCCACATAGAAGTAGTTCTGGAATGCAGTCTTGCCTCCGTTACCTATAGCCAAGACACTATTGGGAAGCACTAGCCTGTTGAGGCGTATATTGAATACAGGGGTCTCCTGACTCAGATTGAGACGCCAGGTCAATGGGTTTGCATTATCGTACCCAAACTGCATGAGCTCAAAGTCCAGGCCTGCCGTGCCTGCCGTGAATGGTGGGAACACGGTCGCTGTCTGCGTGGCGCCATCGTACGCGACTATGCGCCTCACTTCCCCTTCAGGGGCGGTCACCGTGTTGTTGTAGAGCGTCTGTGGGATCCTAAGAAACCAGCTCTGGTAGATGTTGTTCGTGTTCACCGCGGACACGCCTGTGAGGACGACTTGGTCTGTGGTCGATGCACCGCCCGACGTGAAGATGTAGTTGGGTATGGCGTTTCTGATGGAGTAGTTTTGAAAGCGCTGCCACGCGAATGCTGGATCGCCGCCCACGCTCAGGATCCCGGTCTGGCTATCATACGCTCCTACAGGGCGCCATTCATCTAACGTCTCGTTATAGATGATCTTGTTGAGGTAGTCTTGTCTGTTGTCTGAGCCCGCGGGCACGAACAGGTACAGGGCGGTTGGGTCGGTCGTGTCGCTGGGGTCTACTATGAAGAAAAAATCACCGAAGTTGAACTGGAAGTTCTCGTCGCTCAGCGTCACCTGAGCGCGTCCGTTACCCAGGTAGATGTACTCTAAGATGCGGGCGAACTGGGTGGGCTGTGATGAGTTCCTGAAGACGGCGTGTTTGTAGTAGTTGTAGCGCTGTTGGAGCGTGGAGGGGGCAATCTGCCTGAACTCTATCACGTTCTTTGAGTTCGCGTTACCCAATCCTGTGCTGAGGATCTGCCCCTCCACGCTCTCATTACCGAGGGTATTCACATCAAAGTAACCACCAGTCCACTCGTTCACAGGACATGCTACACATATGGGGTCCTGGGACTGCTCTCCCTGCGCACGACCAGACTGAGAAAGGGCTACTTCAAATTCACCAGGGTTAGGCCAACGAGTCCTATTCCTGAAAGTCGAATCTAACTCAATATAACTAGCCATTTTTATCATGAAAGAGAACTTTTAGTTACGAATTGTCTTCGTTATATAAAATGAAGGATCAAGACTCCCAGGAACAGGCTCCAATTAGCATCTACCGGAGCGCCGCATCAGAGGTATTCTGAGGTGAATATACGCGCCGACGCTCACATATTGCTACTTCAGCTAGCCCCCGACCCGAAGATGACCTCATACTCAACGAATAACTTTTTTGAGAAATAAAATGGAAGATAGAATTAAAATTCTTCAAAATATAGAAAATCCTCGAGACTATGATAAATATATCGATTGTCTTTTAAAAATATATCACTCTTTCAATTCTCAAAGAACGTTTTTAAATGAATATATAACGTCTGATTGTATGATAATGGGAGGAATGCTTTATTTTTTATTATTTAGAGAAGCAAAATTGCTGGGATTAATTCAGAACGATGTCAATCCCAAATTTATGGATAAATTTTGGAAATTCAAAACAATAGATATGGATGTTCAGGGCCATATTCGAAACGACAATTACGAAGAGAACACAAATTCGTTTTTAAAAGATTCAACTATGATGAAAGAAAAATATTTAAAGATGATGACACATATATTTCACAAACATGAAAATTGTTTCATGTTTTTACATAAAATTCTTCAAAATAAACCTCTGAGTGAAACAGAGCATGATTACATCATGAACAATAATTTTGGAATTTCAATGGATGTTAAAATACCTTTTGAAAAAACAGGCGTCTTAGAATATAGACCAAAAATAGATGTTAGAATTGGAGATTATAACGACCACATTTTTGAGGCTTTATTGTTAGTTAATTTTGACAGACCTCTGATAAACATTTATGATTTGAAATGTGTTGAACAACCATTTGTTGGGGAAAATATTGTGGTTTCAATCACTCAACAAATATTTCCAAATGAACGAGCATGGTTGCAAATTAAAGATTTTAAAAGCATGTCTTCGTTTGAAATTTTTAAACAGATGGAGGATATTTTTAAACACGATAAATTGGCCTATCTCAAATTTAAACAAGGATATTACCGATCCTACATGATGTTGTATATTTTGCAAAAAGCCCATGAAAAACAAGAAAATCGTTTACTTCAAATCATGCTTCCAACAAATGAAATGTTGATTAATAAATTATTCTTCTTTAAAAGCCGAACTGTTTCAAAGATTACACCCAAACATATAATTGATGCAGCAAAGGGTTTGAGTAGCGAATTAAAAAAGAAATCAGCTAATAAAACATCCACTCCTTTAGATACAATACATTTTATAAAATTATGCCTTTCAATGTGGGAATCGTATGATAAAAACATAAAAGTATAAAAATAACCTCTGGAGATGGGACAGCAGAGATAACACCGAACAAGACATGAGCGACACAGAAGAAGAACCTATGAGCATCACGGAGTCGATAGTGGGCGTGACGAATCCAACAGTCTATAACATCTCAAACATACAAAAACCTGAACAATGAATTTCTTTACAAGAGCCTGTAAAGCCGTTATGGCTGCGTTATTGGGACCCTGCTACTCAGGGACATTTGTATACGAGGACGCATACCAAGACGATGAGTACGAGTGTTTCTACACCAAAAAACCAGAAGACGACCTCGCCTCTATATTGTCAGAGGAGTTTGTATTTTGATTACGATCATTCTGATTATATCATTTTATAACCGCTAGCGGTTATAAAACAGACAGAGAAGGACACCTACTCAGACGGGAACACACTCAGAAATTATCATCAAAGACCAAGTCGCCCTGCTTACGTTCGTCTTTCATCACGCCGGCCTTCTTGTATTCGCTTACCCTCTTCTCAAAGAAGTTAGTCTTTCCCTCGAGGCTAATCATATCCATGAAGTCGAAAGGGTTCCTGACGTTGAACTGCTTGCTGCATCCCAGTTGGACCAAGAGCCTGTCGGTCACGTACTCTAGGTATCGGGTCATGAGAGACGCATTCATACCGATCAGACGCGCGGGCAACGACTCGGTGATAAACTCGCGCTCCACGTCCAGCGCACTCAGCAAGATCTCCTTGATCCTATCGTCACTCGGTTTGTACTTGATGTGATTGTTGTAGAGGTTGACTGCAAAGTCGCAATGGAGTCCCTCGTCTCGCGAAATAAGCTCATTTGAGAAGGTGAGGCCCGGCATTAGGCCCTTCTTCTTGAGCCAGAAGATTGAACAGAACGAGCCTGAGAAGAAGATGCCCTCCACCGCTACAAACGCAATCAGACGCTCCGCAAACGAGGCTCTGTCTCTGTTGGTCCACCTGAGGGCCCAATTGGCCTTCTTTTGGATGGCAGGGAACGTCTCGATCGCTCTGAATAGTGAGTTCTGTTCCTCGGTGTCGGTGACGTACGTCTCGATGAGGAGCTTATACGTCTCGCTGTGGATTGTCTCCATGGCGATCTGGAAGGCGTAGTAGGCCCTAGCTTCTGGGTATTGGACTTCGCTGTAGAAGTTGTCCACCAAATTCTCGTTCACGATTCCGTCACTAGCCGCAAAGAATGCGAGGATGTGCTTGATGAAGTAGCGCTCGTCATCATTAAGAGTAGCCCAGTGAGCAAGGTCCTGCTGAAGATCAATCTCCTGAGGAGTCCAAAACGCAGCCTTGTGCTTCTGATAGAAATCATCAATATCCTTGTGATCAATTGTGAGGACAAATCTGTTCTTATTCTCTATTAGTATGGGTTCCATTTCGCCTTTTATAGTACCTTGGTACTTCATAACACACTGAGTTCTATAGACATATGACTGTGTATAAAGATGGAATCAATGGGTTGATCTGAACAGACAGGACTGCACGCAGCCCACCTACTGAACAGAGGGTCGAGCTTTCAGGAGCGAGCCGTAGTTCGGTAAATAAGTATAGATTATTAGAAAGGAGATATTTGCGAGACGCGAAAGGATGAAACCGTTTGACCAGATAGGATCTTACGCACTGCACGTGAGGCACATATCGTCGCATTCAGGGCGGTGTTTGGGCTTGATATCGTTGTTCTTACTCTTTGACATGGACGGGGCAACCGTCACCTTCACTGCATTCATGGCGCTCTTGGTCCTCAAATAGTACATACCCGTCTTGAGGCCCTTTCTCCACGCGTACATGTGCATCTTAGATACACGATCAATCTGAGGCGACTCCATGAACAGATTCATGGACTGAGACTGATCTACAAACCTGCCTCTATCTGCAGCCATATCGATAACGTCCTTCATGGATACCTCCCACACCGTCTTGTAGATCTCCTTCAGTTCGTCAGGGATGTTAAGATTCTGAACTGATCCGTTGTCGTGCATCAGCTGCTCCTTCATGTCAGCGTTCCAAACCCCAAGCTCTGTAAGATCATTGAGAAGGTACTTGTTGACCACTATAAACTCACCAGACAGGACTCTTCTCGTGTACAGGTTAGATGTGAACGGCTCAAAGGCGTCGTTGTTGCCCATGATCTGCGCGGTAGATGCGGTAGGCATCAGCGCAATGAGGAGCGAATTGCGTACACCGCCCCTCATGATCTTACCGCGCAGACCCTCCCAGTCCCATCTGTCGCTCAATTGAGGTTGGTCATCCCAGAGGTCAAACTGGAACAGTCCCATGGACAGAGGAGAGCCGGCAAACGTCTCATACGGCCCAATGGGGACGCCGCCGCCTGGTCCCTCCCTGAGCGCCAACTCATGAGACGCGGACAGCGCCGCGAAGTACATGGTCTCGGCGATCTCCCTGTTGAGGCGTTTCGCTGGCTCAGACGCGAACGGTAACCGCATGAGCGCGAACACATCGGCGAGCCCCTGGACTCCCAACCCCACCGGCCTGTGACGCATATTGGACCGTCTCGCCTCTGGAAGAGGATAGAAATTCCTATCAATCACTTTATTGAGGTTGTACACAGCCTGCGTCACAATAGTATACAACTTATCATGGTCAAACACCCCGCCCGGCATCACAAACTTGGGAAGACAGATTGAGGCTAGGTTACACACGGCGATCTCGTCCTTGTCCGTGTACTCGCAGATCTCAGCACACAAGTTTGAGGACTTGATGGTGCCTAGATTCTGCTGGTTACTCTTTGAGTTACAAGCATCTTTGTAAAGCATGTAAGGGGTCCCGGTTTCAATCTGAGAATGGATGATCTTGAGCCACAGATCCTGTGCCTTGACAACCTTTCTCACTTTAGAGCCATCCTGTTCATATTTGAGGTACAGGTCTTCGAACTGGTTACCGTAGACTTCGTACAAGCCTTTGCATTCATTGGGACACATTAGAGACCACGTGCCGTTTTCCTTCACGCGCTTCATGAAGAGGTCTGGGATCCAGAGTGCATAGAACAGATCCCTAGCCCGGTGTTCCTCAGACCCCGTGTTCTTTTTGAGGTCCAGGAACTCAAAGATGTCTGAGTGCCAGGGTTCGAGGTACATGGCGAAAGATCCTTTCCTGCGCCCAGCTTGATCAACATAGCGTGCCGTGTTGTTGTAGACCCGCAGCATCGGCACAATTCCGTTTGAGGTGCCGTTCGTGCCGGCTATGTAGGCCCCTGTGGCTCTGATCTTGTGCGCCGCGAGGCCGATACCGCCTGCGTATTGGGAGATCTTGGCGCAGTCGGCCAGGGTCTTGTAGATGCCAGTGATACTGTCCTCATTCATGTCCAGCAGGAAGCAAGACGACATTTGAGGGTTAGGTGTTCCCGAATTGAAGAGGGTTGGAGTCGCGTGGGTGAAGTACTTGTCGCTCATGAGATCGTAGGTCCTCTTGACAGACTCAAAGTCGGCCCCGTGAATACCCAGAGCTACGCGCATTAGCATGTGTTGGGGTCGCTCAGCCACACACCCGTTCAGTTTGAGCAGATATGACTTCTCAAGCGTCTTAAAACCAAAATAATCGTAATCATAGTCTTTGTTGTAGTCAATCCAACCGTTGATGAGATCCTTGTTGGAAATGACTATGTTGTATAGTTCACCGCTGATTAAAGGAGCATGGCTGTTGGTCTTTGGGTTGATGTACTCGTAGAGATCACATATAACGTCTGAGAAGAGATGTTTGGTCTCCTTGTGGAGGTTGGACATGGCTATGCGCGCGGCCAGCTTCGCGTAGTCGGGGTGAATTGTGGCCATCGTGGCAGCCGTCTCTGCGGCGAGGATATCCAAGTCGACGGTTGTGACCCCGTCGTACAGACCTTCTACAACCTTGATGGCCACCTTCACTGAGTCGACTAATTGATTGAGTTGGGGCTCTTTGAGCCAGAGGGATTTGATCCTGTTGGTGATCTTGTCGAGCTCGATGCGCTCGCGTCTACCGTCTCTTTTTATGACTTCCATGGTTCTTTTTATTATATATCCTTTCCTCCAAGTCGTTTCAGATCACCCATATGATCCTTTAAATAAATGACTTGAGACGGGTAAGTCAAGGGGGGTTGAAAGTAACTTGAAAATACAAAAGTAAAGATAAGAATATACTAAATCAACATGGTTTCTATCACTGAGACGTCTGCGTATTTTGTCACCAACCAGTGTCTCTTCGGGGCGTACCCGACTCAACATCAGATCCAACAGCTTGAGGAGTGGGGTGTTAACATCGTGGTCAACCTCACCAAGAACGACGAAAAGAAGATAAGACCATACCGCACCGGAGCTAAAGTCATTCAATTCTCCATACCTGATCGCAAAGTGCCTGAAAACGTACGCGAGTTTTGTGCCTTAGTTATCCACCTCACGCGTGAAATCAGAAAAGGAAAGAAGATCTACGTTCACTGCAAGGGAGGACATGGGCGAGCTGGCTTGCTTGTAGCGGCCATCCTCTGCTACCTTCATAAGATCACACCAAAGGAGTCATTCATCAGGACGTCTGAGTACCACGCCACAAGGCCAGTCCACTCAACCAAACCTAGGAAGAACGAGTTCTGGAAAACAAAGGGGTCGCCTCAGACCCAGGAGCAGCGCGAGTTCGTGAGGAGTCTGTTCCAGCCGTACAAGATCTCAAAAGACTCGCCATTCACGGAGAGGGGTAAGTGGCTGTCCTGCACGTATGACAGTTTCCTAATGAATACGAATCTGGGACCAATTGAAGGAACGAATGGAGACGCGCTTGAAGAGTATAGGGATTCGCTTATTGAGGATTGGTCTTCTTTTAAACGAGGACAATGATAAGATCCATTACCCCGAGGGGTAATAGAAACTAGAGGCGAGCATCCAACATAGTCATAGATAACAGAAGACCACCTCAATTTACGCGTTCGTAAAGCCATCGATAAAACTCATCCTTGGCCCTCAGCAACTCAATGCTGGGATCGTCACCGTCTCGCTCCTTCACGCACTCAATAACTGCCAACACGGGCTTGTCGTCGGTGCATCTCAGTTTGAAACACACCGAGCACGTCTGGTCGTCCAACACATTGCTGTCCGAGTCCAGGATCTGTTGCTCCTTACGTCCTCCTTTCTTAACGCGGTACCTATGAGAGCAGGGCAGATGCACCGCGAACACATCCCCTAGCCTGTAACGCCGGTGGAGCTCTCTCTCAATGTACTCCAACTCAGCAGCACTATATGATCTGGTCATCAGAAACATGGTCGGTAATTTAGTACTAAACAAGATATTAATTTCACTCTAAGAAACAAGTCTGTGTATATAAATGAATGAATCAGAGCTTTACATACGAGAGCTGCGCTGCAAGAAACAATACCATCTTGCCACGGCACTGGGGAGGGAGTTGCTCAACGTATATCCCAACTCAAACATCATACGTGAGGAGATGGCCCTCTCTTACTACTGGATAGACTCCGACAGCTTGGATCACAAGTACGAGGGCAATCGCCTCCTGAACGAGATCGAAGAGAGCAGACATGGTGACGTAGACATCATGAACAGAGTCCAATTTAACAAGAAGTTCTTCATGCAGGCTCTAGACAAGCAAGAAGAAGCCCGACCGTTCAAACCCTACGACGTCTCCCTCTGCAAACTACCCCTCGTCACGTTCTCAATTACTACATGTAGACGCCTGGACCTGTTTATCAGGACCATGACGGGCTTCCTTGAGAACTGCCTGGACAGACATCTCATTCATCGGTGGCTCTGCGTAGACGACAACTCAAGCGAGGAAGATCGTAAGACTATGAAGGAGATGTTTCCCTTCTTTGAGTTTGTGTGGAAGACGCCCGAAGAGAAGGGTCATTCAGAGAGCATGCAGATCATCACCAACATGGTAAAGACCCCATACCTCATTCATGTAGAGGACGATAGGATGCTGCTCGACAAACGCCACTACATCAAGGATATGATAGACATCTTTAACCACGATAGAAGCATTGGACAAGTGGCCTTTAATCACAACTATATGGAGACTGTGAATGACGACATCAAGGGAGGTGACCTCCAGAAGACCGGCAACAACGTCTTCTACTACGTGCATGAGTACTGTCCAACCGATGAGGACAAGGCCCGGTTCTTCAAAAAGCACGGGCGATGCATCTCCTGCAACTACTATCCTCACTTCACCCTGTCCCCAAGTATGGTAAGGACGGCCATATTCAATAAGGTTATGTTTAACAAGGAGAAGTCGTTTGAGTTTACCTTTGGTTTGAGATATGTGGATGCCGGCTTCAAGACGGTCTTTCTGCCCGGGTTCCACATCAAGCATATTGGGCGCTTGACAAGTGAGATGAACGACTTCAATAAATACAACGCGTACGACTTGCTAGATACAGAGCAGTTCCAAGAGAAGACTCGTTACAAGTCCTTCCTCATCAACCTAGACCGAAGACCTGACAGAATGGAGAAGATTGAGAAGCAGCGGGTTAACTTACCAGCGGACATGGAACGGATGAGCGCATGCGACGGCACCAAGCTGATTGTGAATCCTCGCCTCAGGGCCCTCTGCAGGAGGAAAGGTAACTACTCCATGAGGCCTGGCGTAATTGGTTGTGCGCTGTCCCACCTAAAGCTGTATGATCGGTTGCTACATCACGAAGCCGACGATGTCGATGGGTATGTCGTCTTTGAAGATGATGTGACTGTAGATGAGAATTTCCTCAAACAGATGAGGAGGACATTCACTATCACTGAGAATAAGGGAGAACGGCCTGATTTAATTTTCTTTACGACGGTGCCCAGGTTCTTTGACAAGCACTTTTCGGTCAGAGGTATAGTGAGAAAGAGAACTCTTGAGGAGATCGCGGAAGACAGCGTTGGCGGGACGGGCTGCTACTACATATCAAAGAAGGGGGCCAAGGCCGTTATGGACTACATTGAGGAGCACACCTTGGACGTGGCTATAGATACCATCCTCTTCAGGCTGGCTCCCAAGGTCGTCATCTTCTTTGTCCAGCCGCCCATCATTACTCAGTACGAGGAGAATGCCGTCTCAGACGTGCAGGCAGATTACTACTTACGATCACCTCTGTATGAGGACGTTGTGTCTGAGGACGACTACGACAAACATCTAATTTACAACTCAGACGGTAAGATGGACCTGTTTGAGAACTTAGAGTGGCAAGAGGCTGTTCCTAGCGTGAGCCCTAGCTCGGAATCGTCAGACTCTGAGGCATCTATAAAGGCGATAACTTCATCATCAAATGAAGACTAAAACTAAACTAAAGTTCGTTCAAGTGAACCGGTTACATCCTCATTACAAGACGCACAGCGATGTGGTGGACGGGGTGTTGCAGAGCGCGTTGCCCCAGGCTCCGTATTGGAGGTTCTTACCACACTTTTCGAGATTCTTGCTCAAAGTTGGGATGGGTGCACTGACGTTGATCGATGGTCCTACGTTCACACTTTCACTGAGACCTGAGTAGTCGAAGTGGACTGGCCTGCCGTGGAACCCCTTTCCGCAAGCGACCTGTGCAAGTTCTTCGTTGCTGACTCCTTGGCATAAGGACTGCAGGTATGGGTTTGAGGTGTACATGTATGGACCACCCGCGCATCGTTTAGATACGCATGGGGAGAAGAGCTGAGTGTTGTAGCTTCCACCGAGCTGTGCGTATGGGAAGCCGCTGTTGGCGTATCCCTCAACTAAAGTCTGATATAGCCAAACCCCCCCTACGAGGATGATGACAACTACGATAAAGATCCAGATACCGTTATCCATTTTGATTGACCTCAGATTTTTCTAACGACTTCACTTAGAATTCCTTTTCTAAATCTTGGGTACGGAAGTGATGAGCGTGTAGGCACATTGAGCGTACTTGATGATGTTACCGATGCAGAACCCGTCGCCGTGACCGCCATCGATGATGAACTCGGTAGCCTGAAACCTGTTCTGGCTGTAGTTGATTCAAGCCATCTTCATCCTCTGATATTTATATACGGGTGCTCGGAAGCTCTAAAAAAATCGAATGGATCATGAACATCCCTCAATCCGCTGGTTGGTCGGCACGTTTGAATTTCTAGGCTATGCATATATCTTATAACAAATAAAAGCGAAATGGGCATCAAACATTTCTATAGTTGGTTCAGGAAGCACGAGACCCTCAAGAAGAGCATCTCAACATCGGTTCCCAGCGAGGTAGATCACCTCCTGATCGACATGAATGGTGTCATTCATGAGGCGGCTCAACGCGTCTTCAAATACGGCAAATATGCCCCTAAAAAACCCGAAATCATCATTCCAAGACGGCGGCATCAAAAGAACAGCGGTTCTGCTCGCCCTCACAAACCCGAACCATCGAGCAAGGAGTTATATGCGTGTGTCAAATATGAAGTCAACAAATTGGTTAATATTGCACAACCCAAGAAGACGGTCTTTATGGCTATTGATGGTGTAGCTCCCATGTCCAAACAGAACCAGCAGCGACAGAGGCGCTTCAGGGCCGCAAAGGAGCGCGAGGGTAAGGAGGAAGGATCTTTCGATTCTACGTGCATCACGGCCGGGACCGAGTTCATGTGGGAGTTGGCCCAAGAGCTTTTCAAAGATGAATGGATCGTCAATAAAACCCCCGTAAAAGTCATCATCTCAGACGACTCGAAGCCGGGCGAAGGTGAGCACAAATTGATGGAGTGGATCAGACACCATGACGCAGGACACCATGACGCAGAAACGAGATCGGCTGTACATGGAGATGTGTATTGTGTGGTGGGGATGGACGCAGACCTGATCCTGCTATGCTCTGTACTCCCAAAGACCCACGTCTACATCATGAGGGAGGACGAGCGTAGAGGGTACGATTACATTGATATCAACAGAGTTAGACAAGATCTTCCCGTGAGACCGGAGGATCTGCTCATCTGGAGTTGTTTCATCGGCAACGACTTCCTCCCTCCCATACCATCTCTCGAGATCAAAGAGAGCAATCCTGAGATGGGGGCGTTGGACTTCTTTTTCGAGAACTACAAGAAACCTCTAGTGGATAAGGACACGGGGTACCTCAAGATTGGCGAGATTGTCAGGCTACTCACGCTTGTTAGCAACAGGGAGCAGGCCATTATGGATGCTCGGCACAAGGAGGAATCTTTAGAAGAGGATAACTTTAACAAGAGGGTTCCTAACCCGATGTGGAAGGGGGATATTGAGCAGTACAGGAAAGACTACATAGACCTCAAACTCAAGAAGTATTGGAGGAAGCCGACCGTCTTCTGTGCATACGATGTTGCCCAGTATTTCATGAAGACGGTCCAGTGGGTGTATCTCTATTACACCAGAGGGATAAGAGCCACCAATGCTTGGGAGTGGTTCTTCCCTTACAACTACTCCGTTCACGCCAATCTTTTTGTGGAATTCATTAAATTACATCCCTTCATCTCATACGGGTTTGAGAAGACCAATCCATCTCACCCGCATGAGCAGCTTCTAAGAGTGATCCCTCCATCGAGCAAATACCTCATCCCATCATATTTGCATGAACACGTGGATCGCCTTGCTAAAGAGTACACACTGTTTGAAATCGATAGGGCCGGCAAACGCCAGGAGTGGGAGGCAACTACGATCGTTGATTTTGTTGAACTGAAGGGCATGCCAATTCATTTGATAAGAAACGATCCTTCTACATAGGAGCATCAGATTCTTTTTGAGTTAAGGTTAACTAAGTCTCTAGAAAATTTGAACTTTTACTTCACAAAAAGATGGAAGTAAAAGTAACTGATACAAATATGTATTGCAACAAAAATATCGTTGCCGTTGAGAACATTTTCTCTAACGGATACAGCGGGGATGAGTATGAGATGTACGAGGAAGATGTTCCTCTGTACAACTATGAGGACGCCTTCAGCGACGTCGACTACGATTCCGACGACTGCGAGGCCAACCTCAGCAAGAAGAGGTGCTTTGAGGATGACGATTCTGAGGACGAGCTCTGGGAGGAGGAAAAAGATGAGGAGATCTCCAACGCCATCCGCCTGCAGCTGCTTCGCGAAAAGAACAAGAAGCAGCTCGAGGGACTGTCTGTCTTGGAGGGCAAATTGAACTGGCTCGAGAAGGTCCCCGTCGTTGAGACTGACCTCGATGATGATGACTACCCAGTCCTGGGCGCCATCGTCAAGCCCGCTAAGAAGAGTTCCAAGACCCCCAACACCTCCCCCAAGAGGTACGTGCCTGCCATGATCCCGGTACGAGTGGGGAACAAGACCTACATCGAGGTTGAGCGCGTCATCTGCAAGGACATCAAGAGATGCCCTTACGGCGACGAGTGCAAATTCTCGCACGACTTGCCCAATCCCAAGATTGACTACTCTACCAGGCTCTGCAACTTCATCAGGAACGGCGAGGAATGCAAGTTTGAGGGGCGCTGCAAGTTCTCTCATGACATCAATCTCCTGAGGCGCAAACCATCTGGGGACAAGAAGGCCACCAAGCCCATGTGCAGGAACGGCCTCAAGTGTGAGAATCGCAAGTGCACTTTCACCCACCCTCCTGGCCACAAGAAGGCCCCAGCCACTACGGGCGCCGAGCGAGTTTCCAACAAGTCACCCGCCACCAAGGTCCGCACACCCAACTCATCCCCTCGTAAGGTTGTCGACAAGAAGTTCCTGCTCTGCAAGAACATGTTTAAGGTTGAGGGGGGGGCCATCAACATCATTGGCGAATGCAGGTTCGGAGGCGAATGCATGTTCGCTCACTCCCGTACTGAGGTGGAGAAGAAGATCAAAGACAACCTGAGCGAGTTCGGGTGCAAGCACAAGGGCTGCAAAGGAGTCGAGATCGAGTTCATCACCAAGAAGGACAAGGACGGAAAGGAGAGGAAGACGAGGCGCTACAAGAACAGCTCCGCCCGCAAGTGCTTCAAGATCCACGAGAAGGAACGCGTCACAGACTTCATCATGCGTACCCAGGGCTCTCGCGCCTAGGGAAAGATGACGCCTGTTAGTTGTCCTTTCCCGACTTTCAATGTCTTCGATTAACCCTTTCTTTCTCAGTAGTGAGTGATGTGTAATTGAGGCACATCACTCACTACTTGGGCGGCACTTAAACTAACCAAAAAATCTCATCACATTACGATGTGCCGAGATGATATATACAACCTTCAGTAATTAGCTTCGGTTCTCAGAATATATGAAGTTTAACGGCAACTTATACATGAGAGTAAAGTAAAGATGGGTATCAAAGGACTCAGAGATCTACTCAAGAAGCAGCTTCCCTCATATGAGGAGAGGGTGCCAATGAAGGACTTCGAAAATAAGAAGATTGTTGTAGACGCGTCGCTCTTCATCTGTATGTACAAAGCGGCGCGCAAGGAGATGTACGAAGAAGCGTTCATGAATCTTTTTACTGCCCTACTCGAACACAACATCCATCCGACGTTCGTATTTGACGGCAAGTCCCCAGAAGAGAAAAGGAATGAGAAGAAGAAGCGCGCCGAAAAGAAGGTCCTCTCGATAGCTCGCGTCAATAAACTTGAGAGTGACCTTGAAGAGTACAACATCTCGGGAAAGATCAGTCAAGACCTGCAAGACATAAGCAAAAAGGTCCGCTCCCAGATCATCCGCAAAGGCTCGTCTGTCGAGTTCTCCGTCTCAAAAGTCAAACAATACATTGAGAAACTACGCGGAAACATCCTCCACATCACAGACGCAGACTTCAAGAATGTACAAGAGATGTTAACCATATTTGGGATTCCGTATATCACGGCACCAGGCGAGGCCGAGATTTTGTGCGCCGAGCTCGTCAAACGCGGGGCCGCGGACGCGGTGATGACAAAGGACACGGACGTGCTCGCATGCTGCGTCCCTATCATGTTGTATGATGTGGACCTTGGAACAAAGGAGTTCACACAAATTAGGATAGAGACCATCTTGTCTGGATTAGGGTTAGATGAGGCGAGTTGGTTAGATCTGTGCATCATGTGCGGCACAGACTTCAACGGCAACATACCTCGTGTAGGCCCGGTCACATCACTCAACTACATCAAGAAATACAAGAACATAGAAACAATTGGTGAGTCTGTGACCAAGGTGGACAAACAGACTAAGCAGAAAGTCAAAATCGACATATCTATGTTAGCTTATGAGAAGACGCGCACTCTCTTCAGATGCGATGATGTACCTGAGAAGCTAGAACCTCCAACGAAACCATCTCTTGAGAAGATAGAAGAACGCGTCTCAGATAAGCGCCTCAATATCTCGATCACCACCATCAGGCGCAGGCTGGGTATTGACATATTCGAATTTAGCGAATAAGCGAGGATCAAAAGTCTCTTTCCAACGGTCGGCTTTCTAGTATATTCGTAACCCTATGGGATTATGAATCCATTAGGTTGAGTAGACCCATTTGTTATTGCGTTCCCATATCGTCAGGGCATTTAGCTGTTAGCCACCCTGCGATGATGCCGACTGTGTCTACGCTGTTCAGACGCACCTCTGCCGCCAGGCCAAAACCATAAGAGGTCGTTGTTGATGAAATGGATCCCCTCAAGTGGTGTTCTCGACAAACTCGAAGATGAGGAGGAGGATGGTCCATGCCAGACTATAGTGATTTATCTAGACCACATAGAGTAGAAGGATGACGATGATGGCAATCAACAGGTAGATGGGCACGCTGCTGGGATGCGTGAGGTCTATAAAGTCCTCCTTCAGGTCTTCGTCGTAAGGCATGACGCGAAGTGTGTAATTACTGATATTGCTTCGGGAGTTTTCGGCGTCGTATCCCTCACTCGCCCCGTAGGAACCGTAATTTCCATAAATCCCCAGTGTCGGGTTCTGACCTCTACGGCTATCGTATGCATACCTATTACTATACACCATTTTTAACGAGTCAATATTTTTATGATGTTAACATCCTATCGTCTCTGGGAATGATGGTTGTAATGAGTTAGGTATACTTTCTCAAAAGCTTACCCACACCACCCCCAGCAATTCCCCCTCCGCTATGACCCTGGTTGCTTGTGAGACCACGGAGTCAATCATACAAGACACGTATCTACAATCACTTCGATCCATTTCCAAATGATAGCTTTATTCTTGGAAGTGCACGACTCCCACAACAGGGACACGTCCATCTCAAGAGACGTCCCTTTCATGATTCGGTGATTGTGTGTGATCACCATTCCTTTCACACTCTCTTGTGAGAGGAAGTCAATTGCCATAGCGTATAAGTCATCTTCGTCTAATCTATTCTTGACCTGATGATGATAGTGGATGAGGCGTTTGTAGACTATCTTGTTTTTATCCTCAAACAGGACCAGAAGTTCGTCAATGAACTCAAGTAGTTTAGTTTTGAACATGTGCATTTTGGATGTGGTTTAAGTATTTATAAATCGCTCAGAGGTCCGGTCAATATCACATCCCCTGCATGAGACAGATCATATCTAAATCAAACTACTAGTTGAATTATAGGGCGCCTTGGCAACAATAAAGGTAAGTATCAAGATGACAACTCCTCAGATTTGCTGTGTTGATGGGAACATCGGTGCCGGAAAGAGCACCATCCTGAATAAACTCAAGGCCGAGGGTTACTTGGTGTTTGAGGAAGACTTGAGCAACTGGGGTACCCTACTGGGCTGCTTCTATCAGGACCCCACGCGTTGGATGTGCGCGCTACAGATCAAGATCCTCTCCTCTATGCGTTCCCAATACGACCGCATGTGCGCCCATAGAGGCGACCGTTACGTCTTTGTGGAACGTTCACCCATATCATCAATGATCTTTGTCGAGATCGGGATCAACAATGGCTTCCTCACTAAGGACGAGGAGACCCTCATCCACGACATCTATGACCGTCTCGTTTGGAAGCCGGATCTCAGCTTCTACATCAACACAGACGTAGACACATGCTTCGAACGCATGCGCGCCAGGAACCGCGAGTGCGAGCGAGACGTCGACAAGACCTACCTACAGTTCCTTCATGAGGGATACATAAACACATACGAACGTGAAGACATGAGGGATAGCTCGTATATCATTGACGGTCTTCCTCCCACCGACAGGGTAGTAAGGCAGATCCTCGACAAATTGAATGCGACAAATTGAATTTGGCTTCCAAAAAATAAGTAGGTTAGTAAAAGTAATAAACATGGATCGCGGAAACCAGAGCGGATCGAACAAAAACAGTGGGTCGAAAGATCCGCCGCGCACCGAGCCTCGCTCGGGAACAAAACCAACCCAGCCGTCATCAACCACGACGAGTATTCAAGACAAGCATCCTATTTTGGCGGCTGCTCTGGCAGGAGCACGTAAGTACTGAGTCACGTTCTGTCTCTTGTGAATTCATAACCCTGGGGTTATGAAAAATGTAAATCAACTACTGGTTCTTTACGGCGTCTAGCTTAGCGCCTGTAGCGCCCGCCGATCCGGTGATGAGGGGAGAGTTCATGTATTTCATGAAGCCCTCGGGGGAGTGGTCGTCAGGGATGTGGGCTGCCTTACGTCCAGCCATGTACTTCTCCATATACTTTTCCTCAAACTCAGGGTTCCGGCTCTTCATGTCGACCAGCCACTCTACGACCTTCTTCTCGTTCTCAACACACTCAGCGTGCTTCTTGACGTGCTGTTCGATCGAATACCTGAGATGGGACAGCTTCACGCGTTGGGCGATGTAGTTGTCTTCATCGTCCGCGTTGGGGTCCTTCTCGGCGTTGCGCATCAGCTCCTCTTCACGCCTCTTGATGTCTTCCATCTCCTTCTGATCCTTCTGACGTTGCTTGCGGACGTTCTTAGCAATGGCGTGCTCCGTCTGCTGTTGGAGATCGATCTCATTGACCTCCTCAGACATCCCCTCGGTCACCAGAGGAAACGGCACGCCCACGATACACGTGAACACAGAGTTGGTGGAGTCGATGTCCCTCACGATCTCTTCAGCGCGCGTCTCTGCCTCCTGCTGCGTCACGTAAGCGCCTCTGATCTTACCAACCCCTTTCACCAACTGAGGACGACCCTTCAGTTCAGCAAGCCGTTCCTTATGATGAGGACTCAGACTACCACTGATCTCATCAAGGAACTTGATCATATCCACATCTGGATGATCAATATATGAGAAGAGGGCAAATTTGGGCTCTCCTGCTCTAGGTGGATCCACGAAGCGCCTGTTGATGCGCGGGAACTCGTTCACACCTCTAACCAATTCATCCTTAGCCACCTGGGCCTCCTCATTTGAAAGAGATGGCTCATTGGTGGAATGGGTAGGGCTAAACGTCTTTTGGATACTCATTTTGATACACGAAGATAATGCATAACTCTATGAATTCGTCTAATTTCGGAACTATCTATTTGTAGTTTGAATAGCCATCTCTTGGCACATTGAGGCATCTAAGGCTGCTCTAGCTTTTGATTGACAACTCTAGCTCCTTGCGGCGCTGTCCTAACCAATGAAGGAAAATGAAGAAAAGCGTACATGTAAATTCTATATCCTCTTGAGGATATAGAAACTGGTGATGACCACCTTAACTAATAGACCTACAGAGCCTATAGAGGAATTACAACTGGGTCTTCGATCAAGACCATTCGCGCATCAAGTATGTATACCTCGGGGTCCACTTCTATATGAGATGCTTTATAGAACTTCTGCATGGATTTTTTACCCAATGCTGTCCCGCCAATACCATCAGTAACACAACAACCTTTAAAGAACGCTTCGGTTTCCTTTTGAATCTCGATTCTGATATTGCCCAATTCGGACGACCTCGTAAGCCCCCCGGCTCTACCCTCCTCGCTGTTGATGTCGAAGAAGGTGAGCTTGCGGGCCTTTTTGTCATCGTCGGGGCGTTCAATAATTATATTGCTGTTAGTCTCCACTCTGAAGTGGCCTACCTGTTTACCATCAATATAGACTTTAGCGTTTGCCCGACACGATGGGTGGTTGTTGGTAAGCATCACTTTATATTCAGTACCATGGGTCAACTTGAACGAACCATCGGAGAACTGAACATATTCATTCTTTGAATTGAGGATTGAAAGAGTGTAATATTTATTAATTACCGTCATTTTTCTATTGTCATGTTATCCTTAACCCTTACCACGTCGTACTAAATTTATATCCAGTGAAGGTCCATTTTATATGACAAGATTTCATATAAAGGAGGTATAGTGCCAAGGCGCAAATATGCTATATTATTGAGGTAATACGAATGTGGTCTTCAACTTGGACAGATGTTCATCATTCAAATCGTCAAACATCTGCTTCATGTTATTCTCAAATGTTTTGAGATAGGGTTCGTGAATAATGGGGAAATCGTAATAAACGAGATGGTTAAAGAAATCATAATCCGTGGGAATCAAAGGGGACTTATGTACGAGGATCATCATCAAGAATTTGTGAAACATGGTATGGTTGCTGATAAAGGAGAAGTTATTCATCATATTCATGAATGCGTCGTAGTGATTGTTGTGGGACGCCAGCCAGAACCCTGTCTTGAAGGTGTTAGTTCCATAATACTCGTGGTAGAACGTCCTGAAGATCTTGATCATATACGCGGTCATGGTAGAGAGCATGTTATCAGTAAGCACCCAAAGCGTGTTGTCCAGCACCCACAACCTGGCACCATCCTGGTTGATGCTCTGCAGGTTATAGAACGACCAAGGGGTTTTCTGTTTCCCACCGATATTAAGGTAACCTATTGAGTTGTTGCGGTAAGGCCCAACCAACCCTTTCTCAATAACTTCGTCCACGGGGGCGCACACGAGCGACGGTATGCAGCAGTGCCTCACTATGTCGTCGAAGTTGAAGGGTTTCAATTCAGGAGGTTTCATGTAACACCTCAGTTCAATCTCCCGCGACAGCCTCATTGAGTCATCAGACGTCAAAGGCCCTTTGGTTTGGGTGAGACAGCCTTTATACAGAGACAACCTCACATCATTGACAGATAGGTGACCAAGGATGCGGACATGGGCCTTACCAGCCTTCCTGAGCATGACGATGTGTTCATTCAATATCTTCTTATATTTACATATATCGACTATGCCTAATAGAGCATTCCTTATTATAGATAGAGTTGACCACAATTCGTCGTCGTCCTCGCCGTCTTCACACAATTCCTCAAGAAGAACATCAATGGTTTCAACACATGCTATCTTAAGGTTGTCAATAGTGTTTGTTTCGATGTTTACACATATATGCCTGTTGATGTTGGCCATCTCTTGTTTGATGAGTGACATGGTCATGGCAGATAGGTGTTGACACTGCTGTTGAACGTATTGCTGGTGATAGCTGATCTTATCCGCCTCTGTGGCGATGGTGGGCGCGTTCCTGAAGTTATAAGGGATCTTGGAACGGTCTATCTTGAAATCGTCTTCTCCACCTAGGAACATATTTAGAAGGGACCCTGTCGTGTTGGGCTCTTTTCCCTCAAGTATGGCCTTTTTTTTAATAAGACCTAGTAGGGTGCCAACCTTGATGACGTCCATATCAACGATGTCGACGGGGATGCCAGTGGCTTTTGAGGAGGCTTCACGGCGGGGTCGGCTCTTTTCGTCGTGCTCCTTCTTACGCTTCATCTCTTCGTCGAGCTTACGAAGCTTCTCTTTCTGCACAGCAGTTAGTTCCAAAGACATCTTTTTAGGAACCGATAATGATGTTTAGATCGGATCCATGTTAATGATGTGGATTTCCAAACAGAAAGGTATTTATATTATTTTTATTAATAAGTGTGTGCCAAGTTAATTTGTGCTTAAGTACTTGAAAATATAGAGACATCACAGATTCAGTTGTTTCAGGAGAATATCTCGTGTAAATATCTCAGGACACTAAAATGGATGTTTGTGATCAATGGAAACTAGACAAGTCCATCAACCCAAGGACTAATCGTAAAATCAAACCCACTGGAAAGGTGTATAAGGATCTTGAGACCGAATGTGCCAGTACCCAACGTAGTGCCAGTACCCAACGTAGTCGCGCTGGAGGATTTACAGGAAATCTCGACCCGTATTCACCAAAGTGCCTCAAGTGGCGTAACAACCCGGCAGTCAACCCAACCACAGACAAAAAAATCAAGATCGGAGGACCAACCTACCAGAAGCTTGAAAAGGAATGCGGTCCTGTAGCCGTGCCGCCAGCAACAGCGGAGCCCAGTGATGAATGGATAACGAACCCTTCCAGGAACTATCAAAAGAACAGCATTCCAAAGCAGAGGTTCACGCAGTGGTTCACGGAACGTCTAGCTAAGGGACTGCGCATCAACAACAGCCTCAGAGCCATCAATGTCGACCAATGGGACATGTGCATGACGGGTACCAACGCGCCGGCATTCAGGGCGAACTTTTCAAACGTGGCTGAGATAGGTAAAGGGACATTTGGACAGGTATATAGAGCCACCATCAACACGGGCAACGACGACGAACTCGTAATCAAAGAAGCGTACCTCAGTCCCGATGATAAGAGTATTCTAAAGAAGGCAACAGCCCAGAACCAGAGGTGGGAGACAATCCAAAAGAACTCATACCCTATTGAGAACAGAATCCTAGACCTCGTCAACCAACTCCTCCTGCGCCGTAGGTGCCCCAACTTCGTGTACGTATACAACATGGCCATGTGCGACGGATGCAGGGTACAACGCCTCTTCGACAAAGGACCCCCCAAATCAGGATCCTGCTATGTCACCTTCATGGAATCTGCAACCACCGACCTTAAACATGTGGAATTGATTAGCTTTGAAGAGCAACTGAGTGTGCTCTATCAATTGCTCATAGCCGTGTACGCCATTCACCGCTACTACGCCATCTGGCACCGCGACATTAAGACCTCAAATGTCTTCGTGGCCCGGATCAAACCAGGCGGTTACTTTGAATACGTGATTGAGGGTAAGACCTACTATGTCAAGAATACAGGTGTGGTCGCGTACCTCGCCGACTTTGGCGTCGCTGAGGTGATGTCTCCCCTGTACGCGTTCACGGATTACATAAATTACTACGGAAGCAGGAACGCTGAGGTGATGCGGTCGTCTCAGGAGGTGGACGGAAGCAACCTATACTGGAAACCTATCTCGCTCCCGGGCAAGCCGCCAATAGCCTGGCACGACAGTGGATCCAAAATATGGGGGACTAGGAATCTCATCACCGACCCCACTAACATAAAAAGTTCCATACCTATCAACCTCAACAATAACCAGAAATTCCCAGCATTTGAGTTTTTTGACGACATACAGGACGTGATCCGTATATTTGTGGGCGGCAAGCAAACCGCGCAATCAGGTAGCCACAAACGCATGAGGACACTTAGTCCTAAATTGAAGGAGCTAATCGAGGACAAACAGGCTTACTTGCCCTCACATAGTTCAATGTATCAGATTCACGGAACAGTCAAGTACGTGTTGGCTGATGAAATGCTCGATCAGCTGTACATCAAGCCTCGGTCTGTCGATAAAGTGGTGGATCGATTTGTGATGTGAACTACAGTGTGAACTACAATGTGAACTACAGTGTGAACTACAGTGTGAACTACAGTGTGAACTACAGTGAACACGATGATAGCAGGAGTTGATGAGGCAGGTAGAGGCCCACTCGTTGGTAGCGTCATAGCAAAGTCCACAGAGACGACCAAGATGATAGTTCTTCATAGGAGTTATCCGTATGGATTAAGCACAAGGGCTACCCGACGAAACAACACCTCATGATGCTTGCGAGACACGGCCCCATTCACGAACACAGGAAGACAATACAAACCAGGCGAAGTCCGGTAAAGATTCAATTTATCATCATCCTTCAAAAATGGCTTCAAATGAAAAATTTTGGATGTACGATGTGACTCAGTTGTTTCGTTCTTATGAACTGCTGCCGAGCCCAGAAGACAGCCTGTCAGCCAAGCTTAATACAATCACGCGATTAGCTCTAATAGTGTGCAGCGTGATCGCTGCATACAAACCTGTACTCGCCTTCAGCACATTGATCATCGTCATGGTCATCACTATGAGCGTCTACTCGGGAGCAGTGGCAGACCCAACCATTGAGGGATTTGAATCGGGACCCAAATCTACCAATATTTATGGTGGTTCGAACGATCCATATGGGTTGACTATTTCACATGATGCACCTAACCCATCGGCTTGGTGTGGATCAAACCAACAACTATATGAATTCATGAGGGAGTACAATTCCACTCGTTACCCAGACCTCAATAAAGTAGGCTTCCCTACCACACGGAAGAGGTTCTGTAATGATGCAGTCCCGTTCGAGTACGGGCCAGACCACGTATCGCCAAATCAGGAACTAATCGGCGGACCAAATCCCAAAACCCGGGTGCCCCCACTCGTGGCCGCTCCTTCTCACGATCTTGATTCCTGGCGTAACAACGACTTCGTAGTCCACTCCCATATCAACAAAGAAACCAACTTTGACGTAGAGAAGTCCGGCTACAACTATGGCATCCTCCCAACGAAGTGTGAGGACTGCATGTACGTACCATGTCAATGCAAGGTACTGCAAGGGCAGCGTAACCAACGTCCGAGAGGTATGATGATGAGTTCCGGTCTAGATGGAGGAGACAGGTCTCTCCCAGAAGTTACCATTGAGGGAAAAACTGATAACTCCATGGTGAATGGAGATGTTGTGGAGGGTTTCAATGGGCATATTGGCGCGCGCAGCTTCGGCCCCATCAACCATCAGGGCGGCGCTTACGGGGGGAGGCGTGTTGAACGTGATATCGTAACAAACAGACCTCCAGGGGTTGAAATACCTGGAGGGCACAAACCATACATCAGACGGCATGTGAAGGATGTGTTCTTGGATAGGCGTCTTGGGGACGTGAATGATATCGAGATAGATCCCAGACAGGAGGAAGAGAGCGAGAGCCCAGATATTTCCCCCTGCTTCGAGAGCCCTAGACGCGACAACATAATCACTCAAACCCTCCAGCCGGGAGTCTTTCAGAAGTCTCATATTGGTGAGCCTATCCAGAGTAATATCGGCATCTCATATACTCAGGAATGGGGTCCTACTGAGGTCCAAGAGACTAACAACATGATCAAGTACACCATGCGCGATCCCAAGAACACCATCATCACACCTCAGATCAAAGAAGAGATCATAGGTCAAGACCATGCCAACGTCTACGACCCTAGGTTCACAGGATACGGCACCAGCTACAGATCCTACACAGACCAACTAACCGGTAGACCCAAGTTCTTTTATGACGATGTGGATGCCATCACGATGCCTAACTATGTGACGCGGAGTAAGGTTGATGTGTTCCCGTGGGCCAACACGTATGGTCCTGATAAGATGATGAGTGCAAGTGATGGTGACGAATACAGGCAGTTGGCCAATAACGCCTTCACAGATTCGGCGCTCACGTTCAGAACAGAGCTGCAGGAGCGACTCATGAGGAAACGCAACGCGGAGCTGTGGCAACGCAGAGTTGCCCCTATCTCGACGATGGGGCGACTAGGATCATCTATGAAGTCATGCTTGTAGATGAACGGATTGGATTCATAGCCCCGAAGGGTTACGAAAATGATGATATATCTATATTGAAGCGCCTTCGGAAGCGCCTTCGGAAGCGCCTTCACATTAGAGCGCCATAGCAAGCATCTCTTCGTTATCCTTATTCGAACATCTACTTGCTGGGATCGATGACACCTCTGATGTTCTCAACTAGGTCCTCAGCCTTCTTGTTCGAATACGACAGACCGTGGTCCTTAGAAATACTTTTCAGAACTTCCTTGCTCGTGTATGAGATGATCTGGCTAGTAGGGATCTCATAGATTCCAAGCATCCACAGAGCAGTAGCCTTGTCAATAGAGTTGACGCGACTGAAGTCATAGATATAGAATAGAGCACTCTTAGCAATAGAGTAGTCTCTCTGGGAGAGCTTGTCCTTGTAACTATCAAAAATGTTCTTGTACTTCTGGCGATTGCGATTCCTGAATGCTCCTCTCACATCACTAACTTCGCCCACACAGATGCTCAACAGCTCGCGGATGAGGGTCGGGTATTGACCACAGGGGGGCGCGGTAGGATGAACCATCTCCTCATCGGGAACGGGCACGTCATCTAATTCATCCTCAATATCAGACAGCTGTTCTACATCATAACGATTTTCAGAGGACGGGATAGGGGGGCGAGCGAGCGAACGAACTTCGCCCCCAGGAGCATGAGCGCTCTTAGAGACCCCTTTACTTGCTGAAACGGCTTTCTTAGCAGCAACCTTAGGCTCGACCTTCCTCTTAGGAGGCCTCTCTGGCGATTTTGGTTTCGGCATCTTTTGGGTTACAGAAGCCGGCTTTAGATCGTTTGTGAGGGTAAAAAACAACCATTGTAGGCAACTATGATGCATCTCTTGATAAAAATATCATAGTCATTACATCCTTTAATCAGTTGAATGCGTCAAATGACTGTGTTGTGAAAATATCCCCTGGTGGAGGCGGAGAAGAACGTAAGTATAGTTACCTCACATTCGACCTATAGACACAATACAGAAGAGAAAAATGAGTCATTTACAACTAGCTGTTGTTCTTATGGTTAAAAACGAGGAAAAGAGGATTGAAATTACATTGACGAGTGTGAAGGATGTTGTTGACGGAATCATTGTCTTCGACACCGGGTCCGAGGACAAGACGGTAGACATCATGAAGCGCTTTGCCAAGACGCATAACCTCCACTTCCATCTACTGCAAGGACAGTTTGAGGACTTTGCTACCTCACGAAACAGACTACTTGAGTTTGCAGACAAACACCTCTACGATTACCTGTTGCTGCTAGACAGCAACGACGAGTACAGGTCTGACAAGAACTTGAAGGAGTTTCTGGATGGTAAACCTGAAAAAGGGTTCATGCTCCATCAACAGTGGTATATTGGTCCTGGAAACGAACTAGACTACTACAACATCAGATTGATCAAACCCAACGTCGGTTTCAGGTACAAAGGTTCTGTCCACGAGTATATAGAAGTCCCTCCCAGAGCGACGATCGGTAAACTGAACGGCGAAGTCATCCTCTATCAAGACAGAGTGAAAGACAATGATGGTAAATCACAAACACGATGGAAGAAGGATCTTGTATTACTTAAGAAGGACATAGCCAGAAACCCTAACAACGGGCGTACTCAGTATTATCTGGCACAGACATATGACTGCCTCAACATGAAGAAGGATGCCATGTTCTTCTACAAACAGCGAGCCAACAACAAGGATGGTTTCTTTGAGGAGAGGTTTAACTCAATGATGAAGTGTGGAGAGATGGAGCGAGACGAGGATGAGCGTGTTAAGTGGTATCTTAAAGCGTATCAGGTCATTGAGAGGGCTGAGCCTTTAGTCGAGATTGTGAAGATCTATAGGAAGAAGGACAAATTCAGGCTCGCGTTTCTGTTTGCTAAACTGGCATGTGATCTCCCCTATCCATCAAATTGTGTGTTGTGGGTGAATCGGAAGTGTTATAACCATGATAGGTGGCAGGAACTGGGGGTCGTGGCGTACTATGTGAAGGAGTACGAAGTAGGGAAGAAGGCCTGTGAGAAGGCTATAGAGTCTGGTCACGATATTGACCTGAACAAGAAAAACTTACTTTTCTATGAGAAAAATGTGGTTCAATAAAGCCTCAATAGAGAATAAAATGTTTGAGTCCTTGTTTTGGCTCGCCGTGATAGTGCTAGTGGTCCTGCTCCTCTGGAACTGGCTGTCCGGCGAGACGGGAACATATACAGATCACACGCCTATGATGTGGGACTTGATGGGAAAGAGTGTGAGTAAGCCTAAAAAGAAGGTGTCGTTTGAGAGCAAGGGGGAGACTGAATGCAGGCGAGCGGTTGAGACCCTCACAGGCAAGCCGTTTCCTAGGGCGAGGCCCAATTTCATGATGAATGGAGTGAGTGGACACAATCTCGAGTTGGATTGTTATAACGATGAACTCAAGATTGCTGTTGAGTACAATGGGGAACAACACTACAAATACATACCTTACTTCCATACAAGCAAAGATGCCTTCTACAACCTCAAGTACAGGGATGATATGAAGAAGAGATTGTGCAACCAGAACGGTATCACTCTGATCACAGTACCTTACACAGTAAAGAACGAAGACATTGAAAAGTACATCAAAAATAACTTACCAAAGTAAGTCATATCATTTATCATTATTATTAAAAATGTCTAATTTCAGAGTAAGTAGATCATCAGGACCGCAGGGACCTACAGGACCTCAGTGAGATATAGGAACTACAGGACCGCAGGGACCTGGACCTCAGGGAGATACAGGGCCTACAGGACCTACAGGACCTACAGGGCCTACAGGACCTACAGGACCTACAGGGCCTACAGGACCTACAGGGCCTACAGGACCTACAGGACCTACAGGGCCTACAGGGCCTACAGGGCCTACAGGACCTACAGGGCCTACAGGGCCTACAGGACCTACAGGGCCTACAGGGCCTACAGGACCTACAGGGCCTACAGGGCCTACAGGACCTAC